TATCGTGAAAGGACGATGGTTTTCACAGCGTCCATGACCCTCTCACTAATAGGAAAAAAATAGGGGGTAAAACGGAACTGTTTTCAAAAAGTTTTTGAAAAAATCTTTGCGCCCCTGATTTGTTCGCCTATCTCATTATACGACGAAAACGGGGCGAAGCGCAAAAATAAGGCGAAAATGCAATATGTGGGCTCGCCGCTCGTAAAAATTGCAAAAATGCAATCTGGCAGAACTCATTCTGATGAAGTTGGCCAGCAGAAGAACATGGCAGCACCAACCGCCAGAACGTCAGCGACAAAATGTCGTTGACGTGCCGCGGGTCGAGCACCATTCTGGCGCTCGACCCGCATGAACGCCCATCCCCTTTCCATAGCGCCGTCATTCACCACAAACGAGCAAGCCGCTATGCTGTATTAGGCGAATTCTCACATTCACCCTTTACAGCATACATCTTTGCTTCCTTGGGCAGAGAAAGTAAGGCAATACTTTCTCGAAATGAATTGTCAGGAAAACGAGGATGTCCACAACAAAAAGACTGCGTGTGGGCCTGATTTGTTGTGCCGTTATGAGATTCACTATGACGAGCTTGTAAAAGAGGGAAGAGCGATTCTTGACAATATGACCCCAGAATCTTTCAGCTATGACCAGTTGCGCCGTATGGTCAATCGGCTTGAGGATTACAAAGATTCTTATCTGCTGTTTATCCGCAACTACGATGCTCCCTTTACAAATAATGAAGCAGAGCGAGACCTTCGTCCCTGTAAGACCAAGCAGAAAATATCAGGATGTTTCCGCTCTTGGCAAGGTGTCCTGGACTACTGCAAAATTCGCAGTTTCATCGCCACTGCTAAAAAAAGAGCAAAAAACATCTTTGATTCTTTGGCTTTCCTCTGCTCCCCGCTACCCCTCCCTGCTGGACAGTAACCGTCGGAGACCTCTTTTAATCCGTTGCGGGAAATATCCAAACCGGCTGCCGTGTTCAGCGGTAACGCCTGCAATCGTAAATCCTTGCTTTTCTGCGTAGTCAATCATGTATCTTTTCTGATCGCCCAACGCAACCATATCTGGATACGCGGTTCTGCAATAGATCCATACACGTTTGGAACTCATTCTAACTGTCTCCTTTCTATTACTTCCAACTCCCCACCAGAAATCAGCTTCCGCAAATCATCCTGATAGTTCCACGCAATTTCTACGGTGTGATCGGGATAAACATGGATTTTCGTTAGCGCATCGGCAACGATTTCATCCGTCAGTTCCTGGATTTCGGCGTATTGTTTGAACGCGTTCACAAGGCGGTTTTGCGTTGCAGCAGCGGGATTACTGCGCTCAATATCCTCACGCAAGGACACAATTCGGTCAGAAATACTGTCCGCAGTCTTTTTTAGGGCCGCCCGACGGGGCGTGTACTCCTCCTTCTCCATTTTCCCCAGAACAAAGGATTCGTACAGATCGTCAGACTGTAGCTTAACCTGATTGAGCGCGTCCCTGAGAGAATCCAACTGCTTCAGCATGGACTGGATATCCTTTTTGTCCTGGCGGTGCCGAGCTTCCCAGATTGTGGAAACCTCCAGCGCAATATCCGCCTGCGCGTGAAGCCCATCCAAGACCACTGCGAATAGATCTGGTTCCAGTATCCGTGTTCCGGGACAGAGCCGTATACCCGCCATGCTGGCCGTACGGCAGACGCAGTACGATGCCTTGGCTTCTTTCCGTACCATGGCATGGCCGCAAACGCCACAGCAAACCCTCTTTCGCAGTATTTGTTTACCCTGAAAGCTACCCCGCTCCACATATTCCCGCAGCGCGGCCTGCGCCTGATCAAACTCCTCCTGGGTAACAATAGGGTCGTGCGCTTGTTCCGTGATGATCCAGTCTTTTTTTCTCACTTTGACGCTGTGGCTTTTGCCAATCACATCATAATACCGCTTTCCATAGACTACTTTGCCCAAATACTGCTCATCTCGGACGATTCGGATAATAGCACTGTCCGTCCAAAAGTTTTCTTCCTGCACACTGTTCCAAACCCTTTGCGTACACCCCGCCGCCAACTTATAGAGCATCGGGGTCAGAACGCCATCGTCATTCAACGCTCTCGCAGTCTGCACTGTGGACTTTCCAGCCCCCACCATCCGAAAGATACGCTGCACCACCTCGGCGGCTGGCGGGTCAATCACCAGATGATCCTTTCTTAGCGGATCTTTGATGTAACCGTAGGGCGCATAGCGCGAAACGAAATCGCCCCGCTCCGCTCGCTGCCGTTTGCCGCTGCGCACCTTGCGAGACAAGTCGCGGCTATACAAATCGTACAGGAGTGCCCGGAAGGACGTATCCAGACTGTCCACATCCATGGGTCGTATGCTGTCGATGCCGTCGTTGACTGAAATGAATCGTACCCCCAGAAAGGGGAAAATACGGGAAATGTAGTTTTCCACAACAATATAGTCTCGACCGAACCGGGACAGATCCTTGACAATCACGCAGTGAATCTTTCCCTGCCGTACTTGCGCCAGCATTTCCTGGACAGCCGGGCGTTCAAAGTTCTTCCCGCTCCAGCCGTCATCACAAAACTCTACCACCTCCGATTCAGAAAACTCCGGGATTTTTGCGATATGTGCATTCAGCAGGTCCCGTTGGTTTGATATACTGTTGGATTCCGTCTTTCTTGCGTCTTTCAGGTCTACATCCTTGGAAGAGAGCCGAAGGTACTCAGCAATCACGTCAACGCTCATGCCAGCACCGCCTCCACATCTTTGCCAAGGAGATGGGCCAATGCACGGTATTCATCCCGGAATCGCAAGGTAACGGAAACATGGTCGTTCGCGTCGATTTTCACACGCTCGATTAGAACATGAGCCATCTCCTCCGTCAGCTCCGTTTCACAGGCGAACTGTTCACAGGAGAGCAGCCAAGGGTTAGCTTCGGTTTTCTTCCGCTCCGCCTGTTTCTGTTGCTCAGCGGCGGCAAGACGGGCCTTGGCGCTCTCCATATCGCGTTTATATTGCCTTTGCAGCTCCATGTACTCTTCTTCCGACATCAGATGATCCACGTAGTTCTGATAGAGACTGTCATAAAGCATTTCGGCACGTTTGAGCGCGGCGTTTGCCGCCTCAATCTCCTGCTTCAACGCATCACCACGTTTCGACGCTTTGGAGGATCGGTCATACTTCTCCGCTAGCTTCTTCATATTTGCTGCCAGCGCGATTTCCCGTTGCAAGGTGTCCCACAGTATCTCCATCAGCTTTGTTTCATGGAGATATTTTTTCGGACAGGAGGACGGGTTTTCCGAATGGGTAAGACAGATATACGAATAGTAACGATGCCCGCATCGCTCAGATACATTTTTGTAGCGGATCATAGGCCGTTTGCAGTCCGCACAGAAAACCAAGCCACGCAGGATATGGGGGATCGTCCCCAAATCGTCGAACCGGCCGATTCGCTCTTGATGGATAGCCCGGCATTTCTCCGCCATCTCCTGTACGGTGCGGAAGATATCCTCTCCGATGATTGGTTCATGTGTGTTGGGAACAATGATCCATTCAGACTTTGGCCGTTTGCACATTCTCCTGCCCTGGGAGAGAATACTGTGGCAGCGTCCCTGCACCATATGTCCAAGATAAGCCTCGCAGGAAAGGATCACCTTGATAACGGGAACATGCCAGACCGCGCTGGCAAACCGTTCCGCTTTTACTTCCCCTCTCTGATAATGATACCGGGATGGAGAAGGTATGCCCAACTCATTTAGCTTCCGGGCGATTTGCATATAGCTGACCCCGGCGGCCCTCCACTGAAAGATCATCTGGACAATAGGCGCAGTTTCTGGGTCTGGCTCCAACTTGTGATTGTCGGCGGCAGACTTTAGATAACCATAGGGCGCAAAGGAGCCGATGAACTCACCCTTCCGCTGCTTGGTTGCCAGGGCGGAGCTAGACTTCCGGGAAATATCCCGGCTGTAGGCGCCGTTGATGATATTCTTCAGCGGCACGATGTATCCATTCGTGTCCCTCTCTGCGGTCAAGGTGTCAAAGTTATCGTTGATAGCGATGAAGCGGACGTTCAAAAAAGGGAATATCCGCTCCAAATAATTGCCGGTCTCCAGATAATTCCGCCCGAAACGGGACAGGTCTTTGACAACAATACAGTCTATCCTCCCCTCCCGGATATCGGTCATCAGCCGCTCAAATTCCGGCCTATCGAAGTTCGTCCCGGTCCGTCCGTTATCACAGTATATACCGCAATAGGTCATGTCCGGCTGGTTTTCAATATACTGCAAGACGTAATCCCTCTGGGCATAGATGGTATCCGCTCCCGGGTTGCCGCTGTCCTCCACGGACAAGCGGATATAGCCACCGGTCCGATAGACCCTGCTTTGCTGGGTCGCCGCTTCCTCCACTACTGGCTGCACGTAGTTGACCTTGCGCTTTGTCCTTGCCATTTCAGCCCACCCCCTGTTCAGAGTAGGTCTGACGGGCCAAGATATTAGACAACCACTGGTATTCCTCCTGCCA